GTGTGCCTAACCTATTAATTGAGAACAGGGTTAGAGTGATAACCAATAAGGCTAGAAATACCACCCTAAACTTTAGCCTAGTCTTCTTTCTGCCCTTAACTTGCGTCTGTTTATTTCCGATAGTCCGCCCCATATACCAAACCTTTCATCATTGTCTAATGAATACTTTAAGCATTCTTCTCTAACATCACAGGCTCTGCATATTCTTTTAACCTTTGATACATCATCTCCTATTTCAGGAAAGAATATATTAGGGTCTACCTCAGCGCACAAGGCTCTCCTTGTCCACTCAGGTGGCAGTAATATCTCACTAATTATACTCATCTATTCCTCCAATTTCTCCAATAGTAAAGCCATTTCTTATGATATCTGAGCACAAGCAGTAGGAGGAAGAATAAAGTTATGCTCATCTAAGTTCTAGTATCTGAACTACATCACCTCTGTCTATATCTTTCCATTTATAATTTACATAATCTTGGTTCTCAAATAGCCACTCATCTTTGGCTTGCATTGTCCACTCGTCCCAATCTTCTGGAATACCAACGCCCTCTGGGAGGAATACTCTTACGCACTCCGTCCCTTTGGTTTCATAGACAACATCAAAAGCATTTCTCAAGACAACCACATTGTTAGGTGGGTCGCCAAGAAATCTTTCGCCATTACTATCTACTCTAACTACTCTACTTGTTCCAATCATTGTGCAATCTCCATTTCTTTTTCTTTTTCTAAGTGCATATCCATATTGCAATCATCACATAGTGGCTTCTTATTATAGTAGTTATCATACCTAGGATTTTTTACTTCCCACCCACAATACTGGCATATATCCATTATTTATTCACCTCCTCTACATCTCCCCAAACAAAACCTTCTTGATACCTAGTAATCTGACCTAAGATATCAAACCATTGGCTATCAACTGTTGCACTAATTTCATACATTATCATTTTTTCCTCCTGTCAATTCAACTAATTTTTTTGCTGATGATATAAGTTCGCTAAGATAATATACATTATCCTGACAATCTGTTTCTATTTGGACGCCACATTTCTCACAACAAGTAGCATAACAACCGCTACCTTCCTCCGTCCAGTGCTTTTCGCAATCGTCCCAAATTGCACGGGCATTACAACACTTTGTTGGTGTTGTTGGTTCTGATAATTCGCCTTGATACATTACTTCACCACTTCAAAAGTAAGTTCATCAAGCCAACCACCAAGACCCATACCTTCATACAAGTCTTCGTCCCAATTAATCGCCCACTCTGGGGCTATGTGAGAGTTTAAAAGTTCACTCTCTTTATTCTTCCAATAGATTTCATACCCGTTGAACTCGTCCCAAAATAACAAAACATTGTATTCTTCGCCTTGATATTTGAAATTAATATATCTTTTCCAAGAGGTAGTTTCCTCTCGTGTTGAGGTTATTACTATGTCTTGAACTGCATTCATTTTATTTTCTCCTGTCTTCATT